CAATCCAGCGCTTCGTTTCTTTCGCGGGTCTTCACCCATTCCTGCCGGAACACCCCGGTGCGGACTTTATGGCGGCGGATTTCTTCCGAAACCAACTGCCGGCACACTTCTTCGCCAGCGAGGTGTTCGGGCAGAAACACATACCCGGGAGGATAGTCTGCCGCGCTTTCGGCAGTGGGCTTTTCCAACCGCAGCTGCCCGTAGAATTCGCCTTTGAGGTAGGATGATCCCACCAACCAAGGCTTTAACTGGCCAACCCGCTTACCGCTGCGCCGCACATCCACCTTGCCGCCTGGCGCAATGGCCTGGGGCTGAGCATCGCGGCCCTTCACGGCAATGGCGCGGCGCTGGCCCACCTTGCGGACAAAGGCATAGACTTCGGCCGTGGTGGTGCCGTCACCGCTGTCCACTGCGGAAAGGCTGATCGGCAGCGCGCCGCCTGCCTCATGCGGGTAAATGGTTTCAAGCGCAGCGGCCACTTGTTCCCAGGTTGCCCAAGCGAAGGGGCTGCCAGGGATGATAATGTGATCCACCAGCCAGCTTTGCCGAAGGCGCCCCCAGGCCCAGATGAACAACTCGATCCGGTTGCGCTGAACGTCGATTCCGGCAGTCAGGACCAGCCCGCCCTTCGGGACAGTACCTGGCGCCCAGCTTTCGCGGCGGTCATAAAGCCGCTGGAATTCCGGTGCTTCACCAGCAATGCGCCAGGCGCGGCCAAGCTTTTGCTGCGTGAAGGTTTTCAGGCCTTCGGGATCGTCTTTGACTTCTTCGAATTCGGCGGCCAAATCCGCCCATGAGATCGTCGGGCTATACAGCGCATTGATTGCGAAGCCCGCATGTTCTGTCAGAAATTCAGGTTTCGCATGCACCCATTCGCCCTGCGACAGCATCGCCGGGCGATGGATCGGGTCAATCCCCGTACCGCATTCGCTGCAATGGTATTGTGCCGCTTGCGGCTGCCCCTTTGGCCAGCGCAGGCTTTCCCATTCCAGCGTCTGCTTCGTCTGGCAGTGCGGGCAGGGCACCAGAAACTTGCCCTGGCTTGAAGCCTCATAAGCTGCAGTGACCCGGCAGGAATCTTCTTCGGCCGGCGTGCTGACCTTCAGGATTTTCTCGCGGCCCGCATAGATGATGGCGCGGGCTTCAAGCTGGCGAACCGGATCACCGCGGCCATCCGCATCCACCGGATAGTCAGAAACTTCTTCCATCAGCAGCACACGGGCAGATCGCATCTGCAGGTTTGCCGATGAATTGGCGGTCAGAAGTTGCAAATACCCGCCAGGAAACCGCTTGAAAGTGGCGGTGCTTTCCTCACCAGATCGCGCCACCACTTCTTCCACGCGCGCCGCCAAGGCCGGGCTGGCGCTGATCATGGGATCAAGCTTCAGCCGGTTATAGCCGCGCATCATGTCAATCGAAGGCAACATCACCAGCACTGGCGCCGGCGTTTCGGCCATCACCTGGCCGATCAAATTCAGCGCAGCCTCAGACCCGCCGATCTGCGCGGATTTCAGGAACGTCACGCGCCTGGCCGGGTGGCTCAGCGTCATCACTTCCATGATCTGGCGCAGATAGGGTACCCGGTCAGTCTTCCAGCGACCAGGCCAAGGGCTGCCCGATTCGGCCGCCACAATGCGTTCCGCTTCCGCCCATTCCGCCACGTTACGCGGGGGAGCCACGCGGCAAGCGAAGGCTACTGCATTCAGCAGCAGCGCCTCAGCATCACGCGGCGGAGCGGTTGGCAGCATCCTCCATAAATTCCTTGTGTAGCCCCGCCATCACGCGGCGCTGTTCATCAGCCAGGCGGTCAGCAATGGCGGCGGGGTCAGTCATTGGTGCCAGCACCACAGCCAGTTCCACCCAAGCTTCTGAAAACCGAGCCATGGCCCGCCCAAAAACACTGGTAGCGGCCTGCGCTACCGCATCGGCCTTCAGGACTTCGCGCTGCTTTTCCTGCAATTTCATCTCAGCCAGCGTGGCCTCTGCGGCTTCGCGGCGGGCACGTTCTTCGGCGAAGTTCGGCGCGCCGGCAGACGGGGCCGAGAACAGCGATTCGGCGTCAGCGCTGGATGGCTTGCCGATCATCTGGTCAGCTAGGATGAAATTCACTTTGCCATCAGCCATCAAGGCCGGTGCGGCAAGCTTACCTTCGCGGATCAGTTTGGACACATACGCGCGGGAACAGCCCCGATGCGCGGCATATTCAGCCTTGGTGCCGACCGTCAATTTACCGTCAGCGGCCATCGTGAACTCCAGTGAACCGTTTCAATGAACCCCCACACTAGAAAACTCGAGCGCGTTAGCCGCCCGCATACATTTTGGGCCAGGAAGGACCCATGATGACGGGCGCGCGATGGATGTGCGGAAGGGGTGCAGGGCATGAAAAAGCCCAGATGGTGGGGCCATCCGGGCGCAGATTCGCCTATTAGTGGTTTCATGCACCGAAACGTGGCAACGTGTCAACAGCATTCTTCCGCCGCCGCACTGGGCCAGCCGCGCAGCCCCGCGTAATGGCTCAGGCTACGCCTCAGCAGGCGCTCCGCACGGCGCTGGTCAATCCCAATGTCATTCGCCACCTGCCTGAGCCCCTTGCCATGGAACACCGGCCCGCGCGTCAGGCATTCAAGCGTCGCGCCTTTCGTGACTGGATACCGCCGCGCATACCGCCGCCAAGGATCATAGGCGATGCGCACCAGTTCTTCCGTCGCGATCAGTTCACCCGTGCCATCCCCACCCGAGGGCAGCCGTTCCCGTAACTGAGACCGCACCAGGGGCATCCGCCCGCCTTCCGCATATTCAACCACGAGCCGCATCTCCAAAGCCGCCCGCCACTCGCATGGGTCAATCCTGCCCCGTTCCGCCAACTGCGCCAGCTTATCCGACATCAGCCGCCGCGCAGCCCTGCGCTGCGCCCCTTCCGCTGCCCGTACAGCCGCATCAGGGTCATATTGCACCGGCACCCTGAAAAGCGGCGCTACGTGGCACTGGGCAGCCACGGCGCGGGCTTGCTCGGCCATTGCGCGCGCATGGGCCGATTCAATCACGCGCTGAGCCATACCGTCCCCGGTCACCCATGACCCGCCCGGCTGGACAACGCCAACCCCCAAGGTGATCCCCTTAACCGCCCGATTTTCCGCCATATCGCCGCCCCTTTCGCTGAATTGTCCCGCCCAACCAGAAACTGTCCCGCCCTTTGTCCCTTTACTATCTATCTATCTATCTGATTTAATTTATTATTATACATACCGGGACAAGCGGGACATGCGGGACACACCTATTTCCTAAATGCGCGCACATGCGACGCGCGCACACACATGAGGAAGTGCCCTGTCCCGCTTGTCCCGCTGTCCCGCATCTAGGCTTTTCAATGACTTGCCCGCTTCATGCGGGACAAATCAGCCTATCAGCGGGACAAATAGCGGGACAGTTCAATCCATCCCGAACCCCTTTGCTGCGCCCGAAGGCAGCAATTCAGGCGCCAGCCACACCGCCTGAGCCCTGTCATTCTCCCCAGAAAACCGCACGCGGGTCTTGATCGGCTGCGCGCGTATCTCCGCATCCCGCACCCTGGCCCGCAGCTGCGCCAGCACCGTGCCCCAGCGCCCGCCCTGCCATTCCGTTTGCTGATACAGCCTGGCCAGCGATGGCCTTCGCCCGGCTGCCACATACAGCCCAACCCGCGCCGTATCCCCACCATCAATGGGGTACGGGGCCAGTCTCAGCCCTATCTCGGCCAGCAGCTTTGCCGCTGGCGCATCCGGTTCGCGCAAGGTGCGCTCCACCAATACCGCCACGGTTTCCGAATGGCCGGGCCCGGTCAGTACGGGGCATGACATCAGATGCTGAAGGCAGCGCGCAGCCGTGGTGTCTTCCGCCTGCTCGGCTTCCGTCACCACCCAACCCCAAGCCCACTGCAAGGCTTCTTCCGCCTGCGCTTCGGTCAAGGGCAGATCAGCCACCATGGCTTCGCGCGCGCCGATCAGCCAGCCCAGCATATCCGCGTATCGCGGCGAACAGCCCGCACGGTTCAGCACCAGGCGCATCATCGCCGCATTGGCGTGGATGCGCGGCCAGGCGGCTATGGCGCGACCCCATAGGGCAGGCGCTTCCCTTCCGCACCAGGCCAGCAGGGATGCCTTGTCCAGGCTTTCCACCCCAGGGGCGCGGGGCCAGAGCATCAGGCGCAGGATGCGCGTGGTTTCCGCAGAATTGGCGACAGGCGCGCCAATGGCGCCCATAGCTGCAGTGCCGACCACCTCTGTCACCAGCGCGCTTTGGTTCGCCTGCCCACGAAAGGATCGGCTACCTTCGCCCGTCACAATGCGGCGAAGCATTCCCAAAACCCGCAGCAACTCCTCACCTTCAAATTCATCCAAAATCATCGGCGCCGCGCGCTGATTCATGCGCTGGCGCAACCCGTTTTCCGTGGTGTCATTCGTCTTCTCACCTGCCGGGGAAAGCGCCGTCAGCACATCCAGCAGCGTGGTTTTGCCTGCGCCTTCCTGCCCATCAATCATGGCCAAGGGCCGCATCGGCGCCAGCGCGCCCAGATTAGCAATCACCCACCAGCCCAACAGCATCCGATCTGACGCGGCGTTTTCCCAATTCCACTGCCGGAACATCGCTTCACATTCTTCCGCCAGCGCGGCGCTGCCCGCTTCCGGCCGGCCATCCTGCCCATCATGCGGCTGCGCAATGGCCCGCGCCGCGATATAGGCAATGCCATCACGAATGAAACTGGGCTTGCGCGCCCCATCGGCGAAGAAAACATTGGCGCCGGCATGCACCACGGGCTTGCCCTGATGCAACCAAACGCCAGGGCCGCGGCGCGGCGTGGTGGGATCAAACAACCCCACTTCCGTCATGCGTTCCGCAAGCGCCTTGTGCAGCTTGCGCGGGCTGTAATCCCCGGTCTTCATGCCTTCCTTGTCAAATTCCGGGAAGTAGCGCGCAGCCCAGCCCGTGGCATCCCCACCCAGCAGCGCATTCAACGCGCCGCGCGCGGAAAGCTTGCCCGCCTGGATCGCAATGATCTGCCGATACGCATCCACAAACCACCACGTCTCCCCATTCACGCCCAGGCATTCCACAGGCGCCACCGCCCAATCCAAATCCTCCGGCGGGGGCGATTCGGGCGGCGGAGCATCACCGCCCCCACCCTTGCGCTTGCCCTTGCCGCCTTCAACAACCTTCAACTGCCTGCCAGCATCATTGAGGGCGCGGTCAAATCCATCATCGAAGGTCGCCGACACGAAGCACCCCCTTCCAGCCATTCGCCCGGCACAAGCGCCGCGCGGCTTCAAATTCAGACACCGCCCAGATGTATTGGCCCAAGCTGACAAAGCTGCGCCCCCGCGCACCATGCGATCCCGTGATCCAATCACCGGAGACAGTGCAGACCCAAACCACATGCTGTTCGGGCGCTTCCATGGCGGACGCCATCAGCAGCACCGGCCATTCCAGCTTGTCATCGCGCAGCGCGTTCAGCCGCGCTTCATACCAAAGCGGCGTGCCGCAGCGCGGCGCTGTCATCAGCCGCCGCGTGAGGCCCAGCGCCACCATCGCGCGCGCCATGTGGCCCGCATCCTGCTTCGTGAGTTCTTCCGGGAAGGCCCAGGCAATTTGCTCACCGGCTTTGGTGCCGCGCTTTGGCAACGGCGCGTAGATGCCGGCATCCAGGCCACGCGGCGCAAGATCAAGGGGAAGGGCGGCTGCGCTCAATACACGCAGCCTTCCAACAACGCGCGCATCTCCGCATGGCAGCGCGCGACTTCTTCATCATTGCGCATCTTGCGCCACACTTCCGCAAGCGTCAAAAGCGTCAGCAGCTTGGCAGCCAGGTCCGCGCTCATGCGTGGCCCTCAATCGGCGCGGCGGCGAAGGCGGCGGTCTGGCGCGCGGTTGCCGCCAGGATGTAGCCATAAACCAAATCGAGCGTGTCTTTCCCCGCTTCTGGCCATTGATCCTGCCGCCGCCCGGCGATGGTTTTCTGCGCCATCAGCGCAGCCAGCACCTTCTTTTCCTGCGCAGGCGTCAGCCCATGCCGCGCCAGCACTTCGCGCACTTCTTTCCCGGCGGCACCAAGCCGCGCGAATTCCGCCGCATCACACATAGGCGGGGAACCTTCCACGGGCGGGCGGGCCCTGCCATGCGCGATCCTTTGGCCTGGGCCGCGCATCATCTTCTGCCGCCCCGCGCTTGCTAAAGCAGCGCGCGTGATGCGCTGGGCAGTAAGCGCTATCTTGCCGCCCTTCTTCATTCCGCCGCGCCGGCGCATCGCAAAAGCGCGGTTCTTCCCCCAACAGCCTTTCCTTGTCGCCCCACATCGGAAACTGACAGCCCCGCACCGGAAAAAGCTGCGGCCGAGGCCTGGAAGCCTCAGCCGCAGAGTTCACCACAGGGAGGAAAGACAGATGCGCGGAAGCAGCCGCCGCGCTCGGCCCGGGCTGAGCAGATGCCTCAGCCAAGCTTTGATGGGCGACGGGCGCCAACCTGGAACCCCCAACACCCGTCGCCCCAAGCCGCGCTGAAACGAGCAAACGACGCGGCTTATTCTTGACATTCTGCAACGCCGCCGGCGCTTCACGCTGCGGCAGATTCAAGCGATGCACCCGGCCAATGACCTGGTTCTTGTTCAACCCCATCAGGTCGCCAATGCGACCAGCGGAATACCCTTCCGCCCAAAGCTGGCGCAGCCGATCAGTCATTGCGGCATCGGCCCAGGTGTCGCGACCCCTCATGGCCGGCGCCTTGCGCTTTGCTGCGCCCAGCGCGCGCGCCGATACGCCCATTCACCAAGCGCCACCAGGCCATCCGCAACCTTGAAAGCGCCGGCAGAAATGCCGCGCCATATCGCCGCCTTAATCATTTCCTCACCCCCTCCAAAATCGCCGCGGCTTCTGTGGCAAAGGCGACCACCTCAAGCATTTCCTGCAAAAGCTTTGGCCGCTCAGATTCAGTGATCACGCCGTCACCCATCGCGCGCGCAAAAGCGGCAAAAAATTCGCTCGCCTTCTCGCCGACCAAGGCTATAGCGCTGATGGCGCAGCCATTAATGGGCTCAACATCCACTAGCGCCATGCCATGCATGCCAGCCATCAGCCGCGTCAGCACAGGCACACCCGCCGCGCGTTCCAAATCCGCCACAACATCAAGTGCAGGAAAGCGATCTTTCGCTTCCTGATCATAGCTTGCGGCCAGATGAGTCTTATTGACCCGCGTTGCCGCCGCCGCCGCCTCCAACCCGCCCGCTTGCTGCACCAACACCCGAAAGCCAGTCTTCAACGCGCGGCGTTCTTCTTCTGTGGTCAGGTGCATCAGCGCGCCCCCATCGCGGAACCATTCCGCATGACAAACGCGAAAGCCTTCGCCATATTCCGGCAAAGAAGGAGAATGACGCGATGCTGAAACCAATCACCGCCGCCGCCCTGGGGCTGACCCTGATGGGGTGCGCCAAGCTGGATGCCAGCATGTCCATGATGTACGGTATGCTGCGCGTGGAACCCCACCCGGTTTATGCGGACAGTATTCGCATCACCACGGTTGCCAGCACTGTCTTGCTGGACCCGCTGGGCCGGGGCACCCCTGAAGGCCCGCGCAATGTGGTCAACGCCCTGTTTGGCGACAAATGCAAAGACGCGCCGATAATCGAAGAAGGACGCATCAAGCTTGCCATGGGCAGGGAGGATGCGGTTTTGCGCGTGATCTGCCCTGAAGCGCGAAAATGACATCAGGCGGCCTCATTCTTGCGGGGCACGAAGTCCGCCGCCGTCACCGCGTTACCAGTCGCCCGCTCAATCGCCGGGATGCGATCCCAGCTAGGGGCCGCTTCACCGCGGCGCCAGCGCAGCACCGTGACAACGGAAACGCCGACCTCCTTGGCCATCCGTGTCATGGCACCGCGGCCTGCTTGGTCCAGATAGTCGGAAAGGTTCATAGGCGCATTCCTACGCCAGAAGTAACTTACCCGTCAAGAAAGAATTTTCAAAATTGCGGGAGGTGTCATGGTTCACTTGGCAATACCTGATTACGCAGGGCGTATGGCCCGAACCCGCAAACCCCCACCCGTCCCGGTCCCGCCAGACGAGCCGCATCATTTCGCACATTTAGCAGCTTGGCGCGATTTTGCAGGCTTGACACAAGAACAAGTGGCGAACATATTCCTAGTTTCAGACGTTACCATTCACCGATGGGAAACCGGGAAGGCGCCTGTGACCGTAGAAAACCTCTTCAAATTGGCGGAAATCTACGGCGCGGAGCAGGTGGGCGAGCTGACCTTCGCGCCAACCCATCGCCACCTGGCCGAAGACGCCAAAAAAGCGCTGAACCTGATCTCGAACCTACCCGAATCGGACAGGAAGCAGTGGCTGGCGATCGGCCAAACTTTGGATGAAGCACGCCGCCGCCAGTAATAATTACATGTGAAGTAATTTTTTTCTTGCAAGTTTCTTACGCATGAAGTAACTCAGCCTCCGTCAAACCTAGACGGAGGCCCAAGTGACCACGCAACCCGCCCCACTTCCCCCACCCGGCACCACGCATTCCCTGGCGCCGTGGCGCGTACACGGCCAATCCGAAACTGGCCGCTACATTACCGTGAAGGCCGCGAATGGCCGCACCGTGGCGCGCGTGCCCTGGAACGGCGAAAACACCCCACTGGCGGAATGCACTGATGCGCGTGACGCGCTGACCATTGCCCTGGCGCCGGAACTACTGGCCGCGCTGGAAGACATGGTGGCCCTTGCCATTAGAATGGGGAACCTTGCAGGCGGCACAGACACATCCGCCGATCTTGTGCGGCTTCACAAAGCCAAGAACCTGATCACCAAGGCGCGCAGCCAATGAACGCGCCCATGCCGCAATTCGCGCCCGCCACCACGCAAGCGCTAGACGCCCTGATCCGCAGCGCCGCCAGCTGCAAGGCCATGGTCCTGCTATGGCAGGGCCGCATCGCCCGCCGCCAAACCGCGCCATGGGGAGAAGCCTATTGCCGCCAATGCGAAGCCTTCTGGCAAGGCGAACTGGTGCGCGCGCTCACGCTGATCATCGGCGGCACAGAAGCCGACCTCCTGGCCCATACGCCCGCAACGCAGGCGGTGCAGCCATGAACCAGATCACCCGCCCGCGCATGGTGCTGTTCCCGCCCATACACCCCTTGGCCGCAATCTCTGCCCGGCTTGAAGACCTGCCCCCGCCGCTTTGCGCCTGGGCAAGCCTGACGCTGCGCACCGCCACCAGCGCGGATCACGTGCTGCTTGTCGCCGATGGCGCAGATGAAGCCGCCCGCGAAGCCGAAAACATCCTGCGCGGAGACAAAGACGCAGCCGCCTATCGCCTGATGGCCGCGCTGTTGCGCGAAGCCGCCCCAATCATCGAAGCCCAAACAAAGGAAGGCTGAGGCATGACACACCACCCCAACCAAGCGCCGCACCGCGGCTGTTATGATTGGCCGGCCATCGAAGGCCAGCGCCTGCCGCGCAAAAGCTGGGTCGGCATGAAGCTGACCGCCCTTGCGCTGGCCAGCCCGCTACTCGCCATCGGCTTCCTGTGGATAGCCTACTACCTGGTGCAAGGCTTTGGCGTATTGGCGCTGATCTTCGCGGCGGTGCTGGCATGATCGCGCCCAGCCTGAACGCGGCGATTGCCGTGGCGTATGACGCGCTCAGCGCCGCCGAACGCGCGCCAGACCGCATGACCACCCTGCTTCACCTGCGCCGCGCCGGCATGGCCGTGCAAGCGCTGGAAGCAGATGTCGCCCGCGTGGAATCAATGGAAGCATCCCCCATCCCCGCGCACTGGCGCCAGCAGCCGGTCGCGCTGGCTGACATGCCGCCAAACGTGTTGCCACTTCGCCGCGCGCGGCACATCCCAATTCACCACGGGGGCGCCGCATGACCCACCCCGGCAATGGCCGCATCGTCTTCACGCCTGAACGCTGCGCGGCACTGGCAGAAGATTGGCAAGCTGGCGTGGACGCCAGCGTCATCATGGATCGGCTGAACACCATGCCCTGCGCATACCCTGTTTTCAGCCCGCTTGCGGTGATGGACAAGGCCCGCGCGCTTGGGCTCAAACGGCCCGAAGGCTGGATGCGCGCCAAAAGACAAACCGCCAAACCCAAAACCTGGACGAATGAACGCCGGGACCTGCTGCACAACCTGATCAACCTGATCCCGGATGACGATTTGCTGGAAAGGCTGAACGCCCTGCCCGGCCCGGCAGTGCGCAACCGGCGATCCATGCGGGACCGCGCGCAGGAACTTGGCTATCTAGCGGAACGCCCCCGCCGATCTGGCCCCAACCAAGGCACCTGGACAGCATTGCGGACATCCTTCCTGCGCCAAAACTACGGGCGCATCCCGCCTGCGGATTTGCTTGTCGCGCTGCAATACATGCCCGGCCCGGCCATCGGAAGCCTGAAAACCGTGCGCAGCGCTGCGGTGCGGCTGGGCATCAAAAGTGCGGGGCTGGTGCGCACCCCACCCACACCACGAGCATCCCGCGCAGCCAGGCCACGCCCCACCCTGGCCACCAGCACACCCGA